GCACAACTTCAGATTTTCAAGAACAAACAGAAAACGTGGCAATAGAAATCTTAGACAGTCCAGCAACCACAAGTGCAATTACATACTCTCTGCGTTATAAAAGTGATAACCCAACTACTGTAACAGTAGTCATAAATGGAAGAGGTCATGGATCAGGCCATGAGGGTTCTTGCATTATTACAGCTATGGAGATAGCCCAATGAGTTTAACAAGAGTTAAAAATATAACTGCTGATACAGCTATTGTTACAACTACTCAAGTACCTTTTAGAATAGAAAACACTGCAGCTAATAACCTTGGTTCATATATGAAAATAAGAGATGGTAACTCAACGGCTGGTCAACATACTTGGATAGGTCGCTCTACACACGATACTTATATTTATAGTAATAACTCTGACCTTGGTATGAAGATTACAAATGCTGGGCAAGTGACAAAGCCTAATCAGCCAGTCTTTCAAGCACATGATCTAGCCAGTGGTACAAGTAATATTGATCTAATTTATACAACTACAAGAACAAATATAGGCGGTCACTACTCAACAAGCACTGGTAGATTTACCGCACCGGTAGCAGGAACTTATTTATTTGGGTTCGGTAATATAGCTAACTCAGGAAATGGAACTTATCGATATTATATTAGAAAAAATGGTGCTAATATAACTCAGCTTCGTGTGGATACAAATGAAACTGGCTCTGCGTATGGAACAAATGCCACGTTCACAATGCCTCTTACGTGTGCTGTAAACGACTACGTAAATATATATTACATAGAAAGTAACCAGGCTTACACACAGGAAGTAGGCAGCGGCTATCCACTATTCTGGGGTTATTTAATAGGTTAGGACACAGACATGGCATTAACGCTTAGAGGCAACGGACAAATAACATCAGACAATTATACAATTGATTCTGATGGTGGCGTGACTGCAGTAAATGCAGCTGTCAGTGGTACACTTGGTGTTACTGGTGATGCAACTTTTGATACTTCAACGCTAAAGGTCGATGCAACAAATAATAGAGTAGGTATAGGAACTGCAACACCGTCTAAAGTTTTAGATATTACGGAATCTACATCTGCTGATACTGGACAAGTAAAAGTTACATACGCTGGTGGGGATGGAAACAGAGCAGGGTATATTCTTAATAATACCCATACTGGTGGACGTGAATATGGAATTTATGCAGGAAATAATAGTACTGGAGGAGGGTTAGGAAACTCTTTAGGTATATCGGACAACACAGCTGGTACTGCTTATAGATTACTAGTAAACAGTACAGGTGAAGTTAGAATGCCTCAGCAACCAGGTTTTTCTTATTTAGGATCAAAATCATATGTGATTGGAGGAACAGGTACAACTGTTATGTCTAGTAGCAATGTATGGGCTTCAAACGTTAACCATGGTCACAATCCAGGTTCACACTTTAATGCGGCTACTGGAAGATTTACTTGTCCTGTTGCTGGAAGATACTTGTTTATCTTTACTTGCCAAGCGTCAAATTTTGGATCTGGTTATCTTTGGTTTTATATGAGACTAAACCAAAGCACATTTTCATATTCACAAAAATCTCAAGAGAATGCTTGGACAGCACATATACATCACGCAGTAATGGAATTGAATGCAAATGATTATGTAGATATAGCTTGGACAAATAACTATGTATCTGGACAAATACATATGCCTGGATTTACTGGACAGTTGATAAGTTAGGTTAGGATAAAATGTCATTAACAAGAGATTTAGCTAGATTACATTCTGACTCAGACGGTAATCTTATTTTAGCAAACAACTTAACGGTTGATACTAATACTTTAAAAGTAGATGCAGCTAATAATAGAGTTGGTATTGGCACAGCTACTCCTGCTGCGCCATTGGATATTGCAGGTTCAAATGGCGTTTTAGCAAAATTAGGTGCTACGACTGAACTTCAAATTTATGCAGATAATAATGAAATTAGTTTTAGAGCTGATGCTGATAATGATGAAAACGATACTATATTTACATTTGATATAGATAATTCTGAAAAGGTTCGATTCAATACCTTAGGTCATGTTGGTATTGGAACGACTGCGCCAGACGCTAATAGTTTTGGAGCTGGACATGGTATATTAGCAGTAGCTTCTGAGACAGGTAGTGCAAAGACTGCAATGCTTAATCTTATTGGAGATGGCAATGATACTGCCGATACAAGAGTAGCTTCTGTATTTTTTAATGATGCTTCAGCAACAGGAGCAGGTGCCACTCTTGCAGGAGTAGAAGCTTATAGGGCTTCTAATCACGCTACTGATCCAGGAGCAGATTTAGTTTTTTCTACTAACATAGGTTCGACTGGCGGATATGCAGAAAAAATGCGTATTTCTAGTAACGGTTATATAACAACTCCACTTCAACCAGCTTTTAACGCTACAAGAAATGTTGGTCAAAATATTTCTGGTACAGTGACATTAGATTTTAATGTAGTGAGAAGTAATGCATCCAATTCTTATAACGGTCCAACCGGTATTTTTACTGCACCTTGCAGCGGTCAATATCTTTTTACGCATAAAGCACTTTACTATGCATTTAGTAATAGTGAATATTTAGATTTATATAGTTATGTGAATAGCTCTATTAGGAATAGATATGAACAGACTGGTAATAGTGGAGTACATACACAAGTTAATTATGCAGAAATTGTTTATTTAAATACTAATGATACATTTAAATTGGTTGCAAGTAATAGAAACACTGGGTCTTTTTCTATGTACGCAAACGAAAATCATTTTAGCGGACGTTTGTTAGGTTAGGAGAGCACATGGGTAACGCACGAAATTTAGCAGATAATCTTCCTCTCGAAGGACATCTTGCAGGGCGCAACGTTATAATCAACGGTGCAATGAATTTTAGCCAACGCCAGGGCTCATCATCAAATGTTGGTAATCAATATGTTTTAGATAGATTTGCAGTATATAAGCAAAACACTGGAAGCACATATACCTGTTCTCAAAACTCTGTAACAGACTTAGCAGGGTTTTCTAATTCATTAAAGATGGATTGTACAACTGCTGATACTTCTATTGCATCTAATGAAGAAGTAAAGATAGTATATAAAATGGAAGGCCAAGACTTACAAAGGTTTAAAAAAGGACACGCTACGGCTTTAGGTTTTACGTTATCTTTCTACGCCAAAACGAATAAAACTGGTGTTTATTGTGTTGAGTTATATGACAGAGATAACGGTAGAGATGTTTCTGGTTCTTACACAGTAGCAGACACAAACTGGAACAGATACACTATTAGTTTTCCGGCAGACACTACAGGCAAGTTTGACGATAATAATGGTAGTTCATTAGAGTTATCATTTTGGTTAGTTGCTGGTTCCGCAGTGCAAGGTGGCACATTAAATACTACATGGAGGTCAGCGACTGACCCCAGTAGTGCTACTGGCCAGGTAAACTTTGCAGACAACACAAGCAATGATTGGGAAATTACTGGAGTTCAGCTAGAAGTTGGTAGTAGCGCTACTCATTTTGAGCACGAACCAATATCAGTTACCTTGGCCAAATGCCAAAGGTACTATTATGTTCTTGATGGTAATAAAACTTCATGGATGTATCCAATAAATACAAATAACGCAAGTGGCTACAGAAGAGTATCTATACACTACCCAACAAGTATGAGAACAACGCCAACTGCCACGGCTAGTATAGTTCATTCTGGTGGTACTAGCGGTGTAGATGGTGGTGTTTGGATAAGTCTCGACTGTGTAGGCATATACGTCAACAGTATTAATAGCGAATCAGATTATGCATACGTCAATGCACTAACAGCAGATGCGGAGTTATAGATGATTATTACAAAGGCAAAATACCATAATAGTGAATTACCAAATAGTACAAATATAAAAGCCACAATAGACGGTGAAGAAATGTTTGTACCAATGGACGAAAGTAACCGTCACTGGATAGCTATTCAAGCATGGGTGGCAGATGGTAATGCGATAGAAGAGGCCGACTAATGACTAGAGCAAGAGATTTATCAAGAGCAGTTAATAATAAAATGTCAGTGTTTAAGTATACTGCCACGGCCGGTCAAACTACGTTTACTGGAGCTGATGGCGGTGGTGCAACATTAGCATATGACCCTAACTCAATGATCGTAACTTATAACGGTATTATTTTAGAAAGCACATCAGAATATACGGCAACTAATGGTACATCAGTTGTTCTTGCTGCTGGAGCAGAAGTTGGAGCAGAAGTAAATATACTAGCATTTGAAGATGTAGCATATTCTGGAGTTATGCCAACAACAGGTGGTACTTTTACTGGTGATGTAATGATTACTGGAAATGCAAATGACGCTAATGGTAATTTAAAGGTTACTACTAACACACCAACAAATTATCCAGCGGTAGTTATTCAAACATCTACTGGTGGTAACGGTTCAGAAACACATGGATTACATATAAAAAATACTGCGGCTGGTCATGGTTTAAGGGTAGACGATGCATCACCTGACACCACTCCTTTTGTTGTTGCTAGCGATGGTAAAGTTGGCGTTGGCATAGAAACACCTACAGCACCTTTGCATATCGCAGCTCCTGATAATTCTGACCTTATGCATTTTACCGTAACAGGTAATGAAAGGTGGGCGTTGAGGGGTGCGTCTGGAAGCGGCTCAGATGATTATATTGCTTTTGGTATAGATGGTGGAACAACCGCAATGCAATGGCATGAAACAGGTAAAATTGGTGTTGGAGGAAAAGCAGACCCCGATTCTACATTACATATGATTAGTAATAATACAGGATTTGTTGCTAGTAATGGAGCAGGCATAAATGGTATACAACTTTCACGAATCGATAATGATGGTGAAAATTTATATATGTATACTTCTTCTGGTCAAGGGTGGAGCGGATCTACTTATGTAGGTAGAGTTGAATCATTCGGTAATAATGTACTAGAGATCGGATCACAACAAAATATTAATATTAGTATGGGTACTAATAATGCGGAAGTTTTAAAAATTAATTCTTCTGGCGTAGAAGCTTCAGGCGGCGGTGGAGGTGATTATATAAGATGCAGTGGGTTAACCCAGGGAGGTGGCGGTCATTATATAGAAATAAGTGGTAATTTATCCGGATATACTGCTGGTCAATATAACTGTTTAAAAACAAATCTTAATGATATTCATTTTGATGCAGGTGGTACATATACGGGATATATTAATAGAAATGGTGGATTTACTGATGTATCAGATGAATCATTAAAAGAAAATGTTGCAACAATTGATAGTGCAGTATCTAAGTTATCATCACTAAAAGGTAGATATTTTAATTGGATTGACTCAGATCGTGGTAATGATAGACAAATAGGTTTTATTGCACAAGAAGTAGAAGCGGTTGTTCCTGAATTAGTAACTACATCAGCCACTGGATTAAAAGGAGTATCATACGGTAAGGCTACTGCTTTATTAGTTGAAGCAATAAAAGAACAACAAGCATTGATTGAAGCTTTAACTGCAAGAGTAACCAGTTTAGAGGGTTAAACGTATAAATAACATAAACGCCAAACAGGGAAAGTGAACTAATGGCTACGGATAAAGATTTTGTCGTCAAGAACGGCTTACAAGTTGGCTATGATTCAGCCACAACATCAAACCTTTTAGTAGACTTCGGACATATCAGAACGGCAACAAGACCTTCTGGTACAAATGATACAACTGTTGCTACTACTCAATTTTCAACGAATGCAGCAAACGAAAATGCAGTTGCAATGGCAATCGCGTTAGGATAAACTATGCCCAATACATTTAAAAGAAAATTATCAAGGAACGTTGGAACGTCAGCAGCAACTGTTGGCAGTTATACAGTAGGATCTTCTACTCAAACAACAGTGATTGGATTAACATGTTCGAACAATACGGCAACAGCAATAACAGTTGATGTAGCTCTTAATGATGGAGCTAATGATCATTTCATGGTTAAAACAGCAACCGTACCCAGTGGAGGTTCGCTAGTCGTTGTTGGTGGAGATCAAAAAGTTGTCATGGAAACTGGTGATAGTGTAAAGATAACATCAAGTACGGCAAGTAGTTGTGATGTTATTATGAGCTTGTTGGAGATTACCTAATGGGTAGGTCGCACGATCTTGCAACTGGTGTATCTTATCAGGATCAAACTGAAACTGATGCACGCTATCATACAAAAACAGCATCTAATGCAGCATTTGTAGCTAAGGCCGGCGATACTATGACAGGTGCGTTGACTGTTGGAGGCAACTTAACAGTTAATACAGATGCTGACACCTCTATTTTGTTTAAAGATGGAGGAACTAATGCAGCATTTATAACTGCTAATACTGGTGATGAATTATATGTTGGTGCAAATAATGAATATGCTTTTAGAATAAAGAATGATGGTACTAAAGACGTAGCATTTGATAATGGTGGACGTGTGACAATGCCTAGTCAGCCAATGTTTGGGGCTTATAACTATAGCGGAACTACAACTGCCATAGGTGGTTATAATCCTATGCTTTGGGCAAATGTTCATACTAATGTTGGTAATCATTTTAATAACAGCACTGGCAAATTTACTTTTCCTGTTAGTGGTAAATATATAGCATTCTGTAATATAAATTATAAAGCAGCCGATGCTAATTGGAGTGGTTTGCATATGCTTTATAATACCAGTGTACAAATGGCTAGTTGGAGCCAGAATACCGTAAATAGTCAATATTATAATATAATAATAAGTACTATTGTAAGTGCTAGTGCTAACGATACTTTAGCCTTTTGTTGGCATAACAGCTATACAGCGCCAGATACAAACGCTAGTTATAATATGGCTTACATGTATTTACTAGGTTAGGAGGAACACATGACGTCTATTATAAAAGTTGATAATATACAAAACGCTGCTGGCGGTGATGCTGTACATATTCCTGGTCATGTTGTTCAGTATGCACAAACTGAAACTGGCACAGCTACAACAATTTCTGCTAGTGCAAGTGCGACTCTTTTGACAATAAACTTTACACCAAAGTTTACTACTAGTAAAATACGTGTTTCTTACACTTTTCACAATTTAAGAAAGACTACAGGAGCAGGAGTCAGCACTTGGTTTAACTCTCGAATCTTTTTAGATGGTGTACAACAAGGTAATATAAATGGAACTATGGGTTATCCAGAAACATTCAATGATCATAGATATACATACAGCGCTGAAGGTGAACTAGCATCATGGAGTGGTGCTAAAGCAGTAGCTTTAAATGGTTATGTAGGCTCGACTGGTTCTACATGGGTTGTGTCATACCAAGGTGCGACTACAAATATGACAATTATGGAGATAGCCCAATAATGGTAATATATAATACAAATAATCAACAAGGAAAAAAGAAATGACAGATGTAGCAACAGCGTTAGGCGCATTGGGTGTAACCGAGTGGGTTATGCGCGGTGAGCCTACAAATGAAACAGAATTTAATTCTATGTTTGCAAAAGTAACTGGAGAAGATGGTAATGGTTCAGCCATTGAATCATCAAATCCAGCTGACTTTGGTGTAACATGGAGTCAAGTTGATACTAAAAAAACAGAATTAGTAAACGCAGAGCCTTTAAAATTGCTTCGCGCTGAAAGAGATAGTCGTCTTGCGGCGACTGATTGGTGGGGTCTATCAGATCTCACAATGACCTCGGATCAAACGACATACCGTCAAGCACTCCGAGATATAACAGGTACATATAATAGTCTAGATACTGTTGTATGGCCAAATAAACCATCATAGGAGATAATTAAATGGTTGATTTTACTATTACTCTGACAGATACAGAGAATAAAGGAATGGAGTACGCCGCGAATAATGTTCAAGATTGGATTGACAATGCAGCGACTAACCGTGCTCGAATAGCGGTCGATGAGATCGTAAACTTATATACAACTAAAGCACTTGACGACGGTGTCGCAATTCCTGCAACGAGAGATTTAATCGTAGCTGATGCTTTTACTCGTGGTTGGGTTAAAACAGCCGCTCAACGAGATTCAGACTCAGCAGCTCAATTAGCAGGTAATTAATATACCTAGTGAGGACCTGAATAATGGCATACATTGGACAGACATTAACTGAAGGCACTAGAAGAGCCTATACGTTTACCGCAACCGCTGGTCAAACCAGCTTTAACGCAATTTATAGTGCGGGTGCGGTTGACGTGTATCTTAATGGTATTCTTCTTCAGCCTGCTGATTATACAGCCTCAACAGGTACTACAGTTGTACTTGGAACTGGAGCTGCACTTAGTGACGAAATAACTATCATTTGTCATAATACATTTAGTGTAGCTGATGCACCGACGCTTTCGGGTGGCGGTACATTTGCATCTAGTATTAGAGCACCTATATATGATACGACTCAGAATACTATGAAGACAGCGTTGTTTCAAACTAACGAACAAACAATGTCTACTGATACAACTATAGCAAGTACGCAAAATGCAAGTGCAAACGGGCCAATAAATGTGGCATCAGGTGTAACGCTCACAGTAAATGGAAACTTGGTGATTATATGAGTACAATAAAAGTAGAAAATCTAACTGGTATTACTAGCGGAGCTAACGCTAATAAAGTTATTGTACCAGCTGGTCAGACGCTAATAGCACCAGGACATACTATACAAGCTGTAACAGCTACTTTTAGCGGTGCTTCAACTAATTCTTCAAGCTATGTAGCTATGGTAACGTGCGGCTCGATAACAACAACAGTGGCTAATTCTAAATTATTAGTTACAGCCGCTGCTCAAATGCAAGTAGGAAAATCAACTTCTGCTGATACAAAAGCCGCATATGCTTTACGTTCTTCTGTTGATAGCTATGCAGCAAACCTACACACTCAAGCTGTTGTTAACTACAGAGAAAGCAATGTTGGATGGCAACAACAAGGTATGCCTTTTCATATATTACATAGTCCAAGTGCATCGGCAGGAACAACTATTACATATAAAATATATGGCAGAGAAGCAGTTGGTCCAACATCTATATATCTTATTGATGGTTGGGGTTTAGGTGGTGAAGGTAAACTTTCAATACTGGAGATTGCCCCATGAGCATCCTAAAGGTAGACACCATCAACGAAAAGACTACTGGTAATGGTGTTGCTATTCCTGGTCATGTTGTTCAAGTTGTGCAAGGAACATCTACGTACTACTTAACATTAGGGTCTAATAATACTTACGTTGATACTGGTTTAACAGCAACGATTACACCAAAATACGCAGCTAGTAAGGTTTTGATAATGCACTCTGCTCCTGTTGTTTATCTTGATAATCAAGACGCTATTCTAAGGTTAATGAGAGGTAGTACAAACATACACCAAATGAATGTTTATACTACTTCTTCAAGTTATAGTGCGAGCTATTTTGCTTTTCAATTTCTTGATAGTCCTTCTACCACTAGTGCTACTACTTACAAAACACAGGCATATAAAAATCAAGGTAGTTTCTTGTATAATTACGCCAACGAGGTTCAATCTACTGCAACACTTACACTTATGGAGATTGCGCAATGAGTGTGTTAAAGGTTGATTCTATACAGAATACTGGTGGAACTACAGCAATCACAATAGATAGTAACGGTTTAGTTGCTCCAAAGCTTCCTGTTCTTAGTGTATCATTAACATCTAATACTCCTGACAACCTGGCAAGCAACCAGTATCATCTAGTAGATTTCTCTACTTACGGTGCAGTCGACTTTGACAATACTGGTGCATGGGATACCGCTAACGAAAAGTGGACACCACAAGTACCAGGATATTATAATGTTCATTGTACTGGAAGTTCTGGTGCAGGAACTCTAAGGGCGGCCGGACCAGCGTTATATAAAAATGGTTCAATTTATATGAACCACCATTTATGGCTTCAGTCTGAAAATTATGGTGATGATATAGCAGCATCATTTTCTACAATTGTATATCTAAATGGTTCAACAGATTATATACAATTGTATATGTATGTCTACGACAGTTCATCAGGAACTGAGAT